TGAATCACAGATGACCACATTGCCCTTTCCTCTACGAGTTTGCTTCGCAATAACATTTGCTTCACGCTCGATCTGGAACATGAGTCCTCTCCAACGCTCTGCACTCCATCTACCGTCTGAGTCGTCATTTAAATCATAGAGACCACCCAACTTATCCGATAAGATGTGTTCTGTGCCTCCGATTGCATGCTTCAGATCAAGTTGCTGGGCACCGAGTTTAGCAACACCATAGATGGTGCGGACAATTTCGCGGTTAATCTCAGCGAGAATTTCGGTGCTAAGAATATTAGCGAGTTCAGTTTCTGCATCCAAACCATGAACAGCCTTGAGGTCCTGTGCCAGTTCAGTGGTGTACTCAGCCTTGAGGGCGCGAGTCTTAGCAGTAACCGATGTACGCTCAATACTGAATGCCATTTGGGCGAAACCTGCATTTGTAGTAGCGTGTCCAAGGACTTCCGCCTCTCCTCGACTCATTGCTCTTCCAACGCTAATATCACCAGCAGTATAACCTAGCAGGGGATCCCAAGCAGCAGCATAAGTATTACCACCAGTACCACCATGATTTCCGACTTCGTTGAACAGTGCTTCGTTTGCTTCCCTTGAACCTACTGAGTCATATTGTGCCTTGAGGGCAAAGATGAGTCCTGTTGGTGCGCTCATGGGCTGAACACCAGCAACATCATATGCCATCAGGTTAGGCATTGCACGGCGAACGAGTGAGATGAGAATAGGATCATAACCGCCCATAGGACGCTGTTCACCATCAACACCCTTTAGACCGCCGGCGGCTTGGTTTAGTGGGGGGGCTTCCGTCAAATAGCCTGATTCTTCTCGTAATGCTCTTTCTTGATTCTCAAGAAGAGCAGCAGTTACCTTTTTCTTATAGCCGTCTCCAATAGGAGTACATTCCTCATGATCGAGAATTGGTGACCATTTCTCTACCAATTGGTCATACGGCGATTGGTTATTAAAATCCATACTCATTTTGAATTCTCCTTGGTTGAGTTTGATCTACTTCTATTTATAAATTCTTTCTGTTTAGGAAACAGAATTTCTTTTTGCTGTTTTTTCCGTTCGGCTGAGAGCATCCATATAACCTTGCATGGTGGGGGACGAAGATTCAACTGTCTTACTTTCTTCATCTCCATTATCAAAATCAAAGTCCGAAGATGCATTATCTCCAAAGTAACTTTCTCTAAGAATATTTACTTTATCTCGATACTGATCTTCGTCTTCAAACTCAATTCCTTCAGACAGTGAACGAAGCCTTTCAACTTCGGTATCTACTAGTCCGTCTGAACAATCTGTAAATACTGTTTCACATTTACTTTCAAGAACTTCTTTGCGAAGAGTAATGCTATTTTCCATTTCATTCTCTAACATACTCTCAAGATCAGAAATCTTATTTGAAAGTTCTCCAAGAAGATCATACTTCTCGTCAGGAATGTCAATATAATTACTTTCAAAGAGATTCTTAAGACCAACTAAGAAGTTTTCAGTTACATCTGTACGAATCCCGTTTTCTACAGCAATTTCATTTTCCTTCATCCACTGCTCAACGACATATCCCAGATAGTCATCTAACTTCTCAGAAAGATCCTTAGAAATTGTCTCTGTGTGTTCAGCAATGACTCTCTCATAATCATCTCTTAATTCGCTTTCGATATCAGAGACTCGTTCATTGATGGCTGCTTCAAAGATGGTAGTTGCTTTTTCTTTAAACTCTTCAGAAAGATCTTCGCCAGAAAACAAGATTTCAATATGTTCTTTTGTTTCTTTCGGCTTTTCAACTTTACCCGAAGCAGAAGCCTTCTTGGCTTTAATGTCTGCTTTATTCTTCTTATCTTTACCTTCTGTGCCTTTATCGGTATCAATTTTAGCATGGCCGCCTTCTGCATCCTGATAAAGTTTAGGATCTTCAACTTTGCTAGTATCTAAAGTAGGAGTTTCTTTGGCTTTGGCTGCTTCTTCGACCTCGTCTTCGTCTTCATCATCATCGCCGTTCTTGCCGTTCTTGCCGTTCTTGCCGTTCTTGCCGTTCTTCTTCTTCAACCAAGGAGGTAACTTTCCTTCTTTGACTTTATCTTCATCCTCTTCATCCTCTTCCTCTTCATCTTCTTCATCATCATCATCATCTTCGGAAAGAAGAGCATCAAGATCGATGTCGTCTAACTCATCGACTATTTCTTCTGTTTCTTCTGTATCATTATCCTCCAGAAGTCCTTCTTCCTCATCATTGAGAGGTTCTCTTGTAAGAATTCTTCTAGCGGTTTCAATCGGATCAAGATATTCCATTTGGTTACTCCTTGGTAATTCAGATCTATCTACGGTTATTTATATATTTTTCAATTTTCGAATTAAATTTTCAAACAAGTTTAAAGTTGTTTCTTCTCTATCTTCTCTGGACACTTCTTCTATTATCTGTACAGATTGTTCCAAATCTTTTTGAGACCACATTCCATTATTCCAAATCCACTCTGCACCTTCCATAATACCATTTACAAAGGCATTTGGTGCTGAAGGATCTGCAACAATATCCACGGCTGATAACATGAAGTCCTTTTGAACCTCATTGACACCCTCTTTATTTGTTTTTAATGAACCCATTCCTCTTGAAGAAACACCAAGTTTTGCACCTTCATCTATAAGATTTTTTGCAATCTTACCCATAGGAGTATCCATTATTTTTGCTCTTCCAACAACATCAGATCCTTCAACCTGCAAATCTTTAATAATATGAGAAACACGATCAAGATTTACAGTTGGTCCCTGTGGGTGGTTCAATTCGCCCATTGCACGGCTTTGTTTAACATATTCTTTATTATACCTATCCACCTCTTTTTCAAGAATAGACTTGGGATAAATTCTACCGTTTCTATTTTTAACTTCAGATTGCATAAAGACACCCTCGATGTAATAGTTCTTTTGACCATTTTTTTCATCAAGTTCAGTTAAACACTGGACATCTTCTGTCATTTCTGTTATCAACTTCATATTATTATCTAGCCGCCCCTAATTCTCTTTTTCTGGCTTCTCTGGATCTTTCTGTTTCTTTGCGATCTTTTTCTTTGTCTCTTTCCTGTTTCTCTTTATCAGAATAATATTTTTGCCTTATCTGAGATTTTTGTTCAGGAGACTTTGATGCAAAATCTGTAGAACGCATTCCAAACGATAACTGGTCATCTGCTTGTTCATTATGAAGGGAAGCAAAGTATTCTAATTCTTTTTTCGAGAAAATCTCTGCCACTTTGGGTTGTAGTGTATGATCATATTCTATCGACTCTTTCTCTACCCTTGCCCGCTCTTTGCCCAAGGCTTCTCGTTTACGGGCTAATTCTTTCTTCTTTTGATCTTTTCTCTTGGCCTCCCGCTCGCGTTCGATTGGCGTTGGTTCTCGTCCAGTTGCCATTCTACCAGCGTACTTTCCGACTTCCCCTGCGGCTTTCGCAACTTTCTTAACAGCACTTTTAAAACCCTCTTCTACTTCTTGATCATCTTCCCACTCTTCGTGGGACATGTCTGGGTGTGCTTGTTTGCAAGAACCTTTATGAGTAATTTCTGGATGATCTTCATTAGTGGCCAGGGCTCCACCATTTCTTCGTTTTATTGCTTTGCTGACTGCCTTTCTCCTCTTGTGGAGATATTTGTCGCTTTTATCAACATCACCATCATTGTCAATATCTTTATCTTCTCTATCTTTGTGCTTACCCTTTAACTCACCTTTATCAACAGGATTTAATTTTGCCTCAAAAAGTTCAGGAGATAATTCAGGATATCTCTCTGCCAATTGATCTGACACCTTTGAATACAAAAGATATTCGGTCATTTCTTTTGCTTTGATTAACTCTCCGCTACTTAGAGATTTGATAATATTTCTAGATGTCATCTTCATTTTCCTTTGCGAGATTTATCATTTCCTCGTAAGTGTTTTTTGATTCAAAAATAGTATTTCTCATAGTTTCCTGATTATCATTATTTAGGGAATCATGAAGTCTAACAAGAAGTTTTGCCGATTTATCATTAAGAACTATTGAACTTTCATCTAATAAGTGAAGTTTATAGGCAGTTTTATTTTCAATAATGTCCTTGATGATTGAAACAAATTCATTATTCTCTCGAATGGCTTTCATATCTTTCGCAAGAAGAGAAACAACTTCTTCAGTTTCTTTGTCTCCAAATCCTGAAAGGGTTATGGTTTTTCCTTTCGACTGTATATTTTTTCTTTTAATTCCTGCATTAACCACAGCAGATGCAAATTTCTTCGCATCCGCTGGGCTTTTAAAAGTAAAATTATTTGATGCTACCTTTATCTCTGCTACAAATTCTTCTTTGTTTATCTTCAGAGTTTTCATAGCCTTGCTCACCGCCACTATGTTTTTTTTCTTTTCCTTGGAACTGGCATATTCCTTTTCTAACCTTTTTATATCGTCTGATCGAGTATCCATTGAATCAGCAGTTTTTTCATCTAGGCACAATCCATTAATCCAACCACACAGAGACCTGTTATGATTTGTAGAGGGTCTTGAAACATCGTTTGGATTTACATTATCTCTACTGCCAGGCAGATCCTTGTCAGATTTGGTTTGCCTTTCATTTACAGTATCAGAATTTGTATCCTCATCATCAAATTTAAGGAGGTTTGATGAAATGCGAGAACTTTCTGCTTCTACTTCCAACGCGATTCGATCTTTAACACTCGAATCAAACTCAGAGCAAAAAGTATCTCGGTCCTTGGAAACAATTGCGTCTACCATTTTTGTTATTGACTTATCCCTCATCAGTATTCACTCCCTCCTTCTTCCTCTTCTTCGGAGTCTCCCCCTTCAATTTTACCGCTTGCTATTTCTTTCTTAATTTGAGAATCAATCTCTTTAATGTCTTGCTCTGATTGATGTAATACATTCTTTCGAATGTGTTCAATAGAGTAGTACTTACCTATATATTCTTCTAACTCTCTCACGATCTCCAATCGTTCCTTCATCATCTCAGATTCTTTTAATTCTGTAAAATAAGAGTCTTTCTTATATGTAAATGATATATCCTGATTGATTGCATCCCAATCTTCTTGTTTGAGTACTCCTCTGAGAATGAGTTGTGTTCTTAATAGTTGCAGGAATAGATCGGAAAATCTATTTCGAAGTCTATCAACCCACTTATAAAACTTTACTTCATCTCTGGTGATTTCAGCAGATCGTCCCATGTTAAAGCCATTTTCTGCTTCCATTCTGCTCACGGGAACATTCAATGCATGATAGAGTTTCTTTAGAAGATATGCAACATCTTCCATCTCTCCAAGGTTTTGTCCACCTTCAAGTGTGGTGATTTCAGTTCCTCTGCCACCTTCTCTTCTTGGAAGCCAGAAATCTTCAAGCATAGACATGTGCCGTCGATCATCTCGAATCTCCCCAGTGCTTGCATCATAAACAATCTTGTTCTTGTAACGATTCATGATGTCATTAAGATATTGTTCTGCTTTTTGTTTTGGCAGATTACCAACATCGATATAGAAAATTCTTCGTTCAGGTGCGCGAGATATTCTATAGATTACAACAGCATCTTCAATCTGACGAAGCAAGTTTAAAGGACGAATGGCTTTTTGCAGATACCCTACCACTCGTTTTGATCCGCTGTCTATAACTCCCGAATGTACATAACAGATAGAATCGGGTGCAATTTTAAGTCCCGTTTGTGGGGTAGGAGTTAATGAGTTCTTATCGGTTTCGGTGAAAAGGAAAAACTCTTCAACTGACGATACAATAGGAACACTTATTCCATTCTGAGAAACAATGTCCTTTTCTACTTTTCTAACCTTCCGAATCTTTACAGGATCGATTGGTCGAAGTTCTTGAATACCTTTTTGTGGAGACTTTTCATCTAAAATAATATGATAGTATAATTTACTATCTACATACCATCTACGAAAAATATCTCCGCCTTTATTCTTGAAGTTTAGAATTTTTTTGATGTTGTCAAATTCAGTTTCAATTTTTGTTTTAATGCTAGCCGAAACATTTACACTATCCAAATTAATTTCAACTCGTTTTTTCTCATCGTCGATGACGATGGCATCATTAATAATATCTGTTACTGCCTGATCAACTTCAGGAAAGAGTGCCATAGAACGAAATCTACGAATAAGATCAAACTCATTCTTTATTTCGCCAGAGAGATCAACATATTGCCCATAGACACCCCCACCAGATACTTCAAAACTTCCATCATATTCGTCTGGGCCAACAAAAGACTTTACTTTTTTATTTCTTTCTATTTCACTGCTGATAGGTTTGGGTGGTTCTTTCCCTTGTCTACCAATACTAAAACCAAAGAGTTCGATAGGCATAATATAAATCCTTTATAATTCTATTCCACTAAAAATCACCCTATAATTAAACACCGCCGCCAGTCCAGAAATCATATTGTAATGTTACTGGAAATTCTGCGATAGTGTCTACTGTATCATAATTTAAATCAATTGCACCAACTTCTGTTGGGAATACATTAATAAAAGTATATGAACCATTACCTTGTACGGTTCCGTCTGGCTTCAATGAACTTACTGTCCACTCTACTCCTTGTGGTAGAGTGGGATTCTGCGTTACTTCAATATGACTATTAATATCATTCATCCATTGATTGAATGCAGTTCTAATTGGAAAATCATCAGATGCAAGAACTGTAACTGTCCACTCTGCAAATGTCCTGTCTCCAGGTCTTTTAATCTTTCTTCCCTTATATGGAACCTCTATCATTCCAATTGTTGAAGCGGGAATCTGAGCAGCCTTGACGAAAAAATCTAATTTCTGCTGATCATTAAAGGTTCCAACTGAACCAGTCACTTGGAATAGCGTTGGACGAACACCTTGTCCAAACTGTTGTGCGAATTCTTGAATATTAGCCATTACTTGTTGCTCCTCCTAAGAGTATTTATATTAGCCATCTTTAAAAATTAAATTAATTCCTCAAAAACTGCATTACTTCGTAACACCGTAAAGTTGAGTTGAATGTAGTTAATGCTTCTAGCAGGTTTAATAAAGATATCTGCAACAAACTCGTTGTTATCAACTACCTGCGAAGTGTTATTTGTTTCATCACAAACAACTCTGAAGTCCGTCAGTCCACGCTGCGATTGAACCCTTCGTAAGAATGGATTCACCGTATTTGTGAATGCTCTTCGAGTAAAATCATCATTGAATTCGAAAAGATTAAACTTAGCAGCAGTAGAAATTGCCTTCTCAAGATGGATCATGAGTCTTCTAACATTGATTCTATCCAAAGCCGATGGTCTTCTTTGAAGCGTCTTGTCCCCAAAAAGCACAACTCCCTTGCCTGGGAAAGAAACCACAGGGTTAATTCCAACAGAATACAATTCATCTCTTTGTACTTTGTTTGGATTGATTGAAAGTTTTATAACTCCTTGAATCTGACCTCGATTAAACCCTGCTGGCGAGAACCAAGGATCTGTCGTTTGTTCGGTTCGGACAACCAATCCAGCAACATCAGGATTTAATGGAACCCATCGATAACTATCATTATATGAGTCATACATATACTTCCAACCGCTATCCATAACTGCATATGAAGTACTAGCGTTTAATGTTTCATTTCTGTAAGTTAAAATATCAGAGGGACCAGAGTATCCACCCCATGTGGTATCCCCATCAACGCTATTATATTCTGTTCCTGCTGGTGACGCTGGCGGCGAAAGGAATGCAACGCAGTCCTTTCTTCTTTCTGCGAGATCAACCAGATGCCTCGATATCAATTTTCCTGCTGCTCCTGAGATTAGAACATCGACATCCACAGTATCAGAATCAGAGAAATGCTCAGTCCATGCATTCTTGATATTATAAATGTTAGGATTTGCAATTGCATTAGTTGCATTTGAAGTAGTGGAATCTTGTTCATAAGGCCATGTTACTCCAGATTTCACACCACCAGCGAATTGGATAAAGGAGAACCTCGGGCTATGACCGCTAATGGTGCCATTGCCAGGACTTGCTCCTCTCATCAACCAATAATGAGACCTGTTCTGTCGAGTTGCGCCAGAGTCAGTGAAAGTCTGTCCTCGAATACCACTAAATGGGCCTTCAAGAGCCCCGCACGCCCCGCCAACAACATTATGTCCAGTAAGTCCAAATTCTAGAACAGAAGTAGTTGATGATGTCCAAGTAGGATCACCTGTTGTGCCTTCATGCCAAATACTTCTATTTGTGGTGTCTTCTATCGTAATATAATTCGAGTTAGAATTGATTACATCCTTGTAGTAAAGGCTTTCTCCTTGACTATTAACAGCACCCCTCCAACGGGAAAGTCCTTCCCACCTCTCAAGAACATCACCAGATGCTCCATAATAACCTAACCTATCAACAATTGCAATATGACATTCATCCAATGTACTGCCAGGAATTCCTGCCGTTAATACATTATTATTAAAACTATCAAACACTCCTTGTGTGGATGTCGGTGCATAACTAAAAACTGATTCTCCATTCACAAGTATTGGTTCTGGTTGACCATGAAGCCAAGAATGCCATACCAGAGCATTTCCCTTATTGCCTGCAAATTTGGCTTCTAGTCGTGCAGAAGTAGCACCGCTATTAACAAATGCAGCAGTTGCTCCAGTATAAGAGCCAGTGACCGTATCCGCATTACCCGCCTGGCCTCCTCCACCAGAATATCCTTCATCAACACGAACAACCCTTAACCTATCACCATAATTTAAAAAGTTAGCAGCACAGAACCAGTCGGTTCCTCTCTCATCTGGACTTGGTGGTCCAAAGACTTCATATAATTCTTTTTCGCTTCCGATGGTTACGATTTCATTGGTTGGACCCCAATCGAATCTACCAACAAATGCGCCGACGGTTGTGGCGACTGAAGGAATAATAGAACTCAAGTCTTTTTCTATTACTGTTACACTAGGGCTGACACTAAATGGCATTTCGTTCTCTCCTGATTGCTCTTAAATCTATTATATCAATTCCTCAAAAACAGCATTCGTTCTTAGGACAGTAAAGTTGAGTTGAATATAATTGATGCTTCTAGCAGGCTTAATAAAGATATCTGCAACAAACTCGTTGTTATCAATTACCTGTGAAGTGTTATTCGTAGAATCGCACACTACCCTGAAATCTGTAATGCCTCTTTGTGATTGAACTCTTCTTAAAAATGGATTAACTGTACTAACGAATGATCTTCTTGTGAAATCATCGTTGAATTCGAAAAGATTAAAATTGGAAGCCGTAGCAATTGCTTTCTCAAGATGGATCATGAGTCTTCTAACATTAATTCTATCTAATGCTGTTGCTCTTCTCTGTAAAGTTTTGTCTCCAAACAGAACAGTTCCTTCGCCTGGGAAAGACACCACAGGGTTAATTCCGTTAGAATATAATTTATCCCTCTGTGGCTTGGTTGGATTCATAGAAAGTTTTATAACCCCTTGGATTCTTCCTCGATTAAATCCTGCTGGTGAATACCAAGGATCCGTTGATTGTTCGGTGCGAACAGTCAATCCAGCGATATCAGGATTTAATGGAACCCATCTATTCGTATCATTATAAGAATCATACATGTACTTCCAACCGCTATCCATAACCGTATATGAACTGTTAATATTCAATGTGTTATTTCTATAATTTACAACATCAGCAGGACCAGAGTATCCAGACCATGTGGTATTATAAACGGTATCATTGTATTCTGATCCTGCTGGTGATGCTGGCGGCGAAAGGAATGCTACACAATCCTTTCTTCTTTCTGCAAGATTGACTAGATGCCTAGAAATTAATTGTTCTGCTGATCCAGAAATTAAGATATCAACATCTATAAACTCAGGATCAGAGAAGTGCTTTGTCCATGCTTCTATTATACTGTAAGCATTAGGATTCTCAGATGCCACCGCAGCGGTACTGGTTCCAACACCCTCATAGGGCCATGTAACACCAGAACCAGAACCCTTTTGGAATCTCCAAGAAGGAGTGAGAGCGTAGGCACTACCTCTTCCTAAAAATGATTGGAATGGACCTTGTGCATCAGTAGCAATACCAAGAGCATGTTCTTTGATGGGACCAGTAGTTTCTGGTGTCCAAGAAGGATCTCCCGTTGTGCCTGCGTGCCAGATAGTTCTTTTAGTATTTGTTTCAATCTTGACATAATTAGAATATGAGTTAATCACATCCTTATAATAAAGACTTTTTCCTACAGGATCAGAAACACCTCTCCATCGAGAAAGTCCTTGGTGTAGTTCAAGAACATCACCAGATGATCCATACTTACCCAATGTGTCGAGAATTGCAATATGACATTCATCTAATGTAGTACCAGGCGGGCCTGCTTTCAAAACACCGTTCTTGAAACTTTCATAAACTGCTTGAGTGGATGTCGGTGCATAAGAAAACACCTTATCTCCATTAGCAAGTTTGGGTTCTGGTTGCCCGTTGTTCCAAACTAACAATCGAAGAGCATTGCCCTTTTGTCCTGCTCCTCTTGCTTCAAATCGAGCAGAAGTTGCTCCGCTGAGAACACGCGCGGCCGTTGCTCCACTATATGCAGAAGTGCCAGGATTGCCTGCTACACGGCTCTCATCAACGCGAACAATCTTTAATCTATCACCATAATTTAAAAAGTTAGCAGCACAAAACCAATCTGTACCCCGTTCTTCGGGAGAGGGTGGTCCAAAGACTTCATATAATTCTTTTTCGCTTCCGATGTCCATGACTTCATCAACTGGACCCCAGTCAAATCTACCAACAAATGCTGCTACCGTTGTAGAGAGTGATGGAATTATTGCACTCAGATCTTTTTCTATTACGGTGACACTAGGGCTAACACTAAACGGCATTTTGCTCTCCTTGTGGATACTGATATAACTTACCGATAACCATTATAGTTCTTATCTCACAGTATTTATACATTCTCAATATTCAGAAATATCAAAAATCTCCTCGAAAATTCCTATCATCATTCATATACCACCTATCTTCCCCGTCCCAAACACTTTTCTCTACTTCTTCATTTCCATCAACAATAAAACCAAACGGAGACATGTCTTCTTCCAATTGATGAATCTTGTCTTCGTAGATAGCAGTTCTGGTATCAACATTTGTCAAGTCCTTAAAATAATCTTGTCTAGACAACCATGCAAACAACACCAGGGTCATAACCAAATCATCTGTATGTCCAGCATCTGCTTCAAATGATTGCTTCTTAGCAACAAAAGTAATCAATTCATTCACAATATCCATATCTTCTATTATGAGTTTATCTTCTTCAATCAAACTCTTTAAAACAGAACATCCGAGTTTTTTCACTACCTGCGTAGTTCTTACACCCAACTGCGTTGAACTTCCACCAAAACCACCACTAACGACTTGTCCTTTTCTTCCTCTAGTAGAAACCATAAGAACATTTGCATATTCAAGATCACCATGTAAGACATCCGCAACCTGACCACCAATGTCATTGATTTCTATTAAACAAAACGCTTCATTGAACTGTTCACATAATCTTTTTATTATAGTTGGATACACCATTGGTGATATTATATTATTTCTATACTTCGCTACCACTTTATATGGCATCTGTGTTATATCAATTATCGTAAACGCACTATAATCTAATCCTTGCCCTCTTGCTGTATCAACACAAGAAATGTAGGTATGGTTTTCTATAGGTTCTTCATAAATATCCAAACCCTCTTGATTATGAACAAGAGGTGAAATCCAAGAAAGAGCCTTTAATTTATATGAAGATATAAGTGTGTGCTGAGAACCAACAAAGTCACATTCAAATTCTGATTCAAATTGTTGTTCACTAGTATTTGCAACAGTTTCTATTTTCCACTTATCATCTCGGCAAGGTCCGCCAGGATACAGCGGAACTTGCGTCCAATGTACTTCAACAGGAACATACTCATTTTTTCCAATTTCGCCTAATTTCTTTGTTGCTCCTCTCCAATAATGATAAAACATATTCAATCCGTTTGGTGTAGAAACCATAAGAACCTTTGTACTCTGTCCTGAAGTAATAGTTGGATATACAGAACTGAAAAATTCTTCAGCAATACCTTGAGGAACATGTGCAAACTCGTCAAGGAAAATCATATTATATGAACCACCACGAACTGCTGAAGCAGAAGTAGAGGATGCGATTATCTTAGAACCATTTTCTAAATGAATACTTCCTTTATTCCATTCAACTATTCCCTGCTGCAACCAAAGAGGAAGATATTCATATGCAAGTTTTAAGCGACTTAAAATATCTCTTGCAACTGCTTGCTTGTTTGCAAGAACAGCAACACTCATACTCTGATTGAACAGAACATAATGTAAGATATAAGAAATCATGGTTGTAGATTTACCAGACTGCCTAGGAAGTTTTGCAATTACAAAACGATTATTATGAACAACCTCCACCATGTCTTGTTGATAATCATAAAGATTAAAGGGTATTAGACCTTCATCCAAACTTACTACTTTAATATACTTTTGAATAAAGTAGGCTGGATCTTTAGAACATTTAATATATTCTTTAACTTGATTTTCATTAAACCCTATATTTACTCCAGACTGTTTTAAATTAGGGTTTCCAAGATATCCTGTCTTTTTATTGGTCATCTATTATCTCAGCATCTACTTCCAAAATATCATCATAATTTTGAAGTGCTTTCTTTGCACTTCTTGATTGATTAATTAGATCTTGTAAATCACTAGTAGAACCAACATAAATTGAATTGTTCGTTGTGTTGGTTACTTCAATATCTTCTTTTCTTATCGAATTCATTCTTTGGTGAAGATCAATAAGATCCTTGTTCATTTCAGAAACCGTTTTAATCATTTGAGATGCAACCTCATATGCTCTTGGTGCATCACTTTCAATTGCTACATTTAAAATACCATCGATGGCATCTCTACCAGTTGATATTAAATCCTTTAAATTATTACGAACTTGACCATAATCCTTTTGAAGATCTCCATCTAATCTGTCCTGAGAGATAGGAAGATTGTCCTCTCTCTTGACAATAGACGAGGCCTTTTCCTCTTCTTCATATTCAACTTCTAGTGCTTCAGATAATTTTTCATTCACGCTTTTCTTTTTATTAACCATTCAATATCTCTCTCATATTAAAACTAAGGATTAAAAATCACTTCCTTGGGGTGGATTATATGTAGCAGACGGATATGTGTTTCCGTAAGTATCTATATAACCTCTTGTCCATTGATGTGCGCCTTGTGTAGAACCAGTAGGACCAAATCCGCTTGCTCCTCTTGAATACAGATTCTTGTATGTTATGTAATCGGTGAATGTGCCGCCAGTTAATTCTGAACTGTAGGAAGGACCACTCACACCAACATCAATTCTGCTCAATGCACCAGTAGGTCCAGATCGAAGATAATTATCATCCACAAGATCGAAGAATGTAGTTTCGGTATGAAGAATAACACCAGTCTTGCGAATAGGTCCAAAGACATATGATTTTGCAGTAAAGTCATATTGAGTTGTTATATTTCTTCTTGTTTCAAAATCACCCTCAAACTCTTCTTCGAGACTAACATTATTCAAAATAATTGGAATATCAACTCTTTTATTAACATCATTGAAATTTACAGTCACCGTAAATTCTGGTGTAAAGTAAGGAAGAATTTGCTCTGTTATCTGAAGAGCATCGTTCATCGTTCTTGTAAATCCATATAGAGAAAAATCAAAATTGTATGGAACCTCTGCATAATTATATGATATGGCTCCACCAGTTGCTCCTGATAAATTCGTTCTTCTTCTGGTTAATGTGTTTCTCTTTCTCATAGGATCATATGAGATATTGGTAATATCAAATCCCAATCTGGGAAGAGTAATCATAACTTTCGTTGTTCCTGATATAGAACTCTGTTCTTCTATTCGCCGAATGAACTTTTCTTTTGCTCCATATGACAAAGGAACTCTAATAAATTGTTTTGTACTACCAGAGTCAGTATGCTCCAAACGAATATCATTAAACAATGATCCAAAAGCGACCACTAGTTTTCGAATAGACTCGTTATAAAATGGTCTAAACATTAGTAATTACCTTCAGAGAATGGGTCCGTATCAGTAAAGTCAAAGATATTATCTGTGTCAACAGAGAATTCTAAATCTTCATTGTCTCCAGATGTTTCGCTGTCCTGTGGTTCTGTCACAATAATGGTGGTGGTAGTAGTCGAGGTGGACAACTTATACTCCGCACCAGAAGTCATACCAATGACACTATCGTTCGAAGAACCAGTCGATAAAGTTCCAGATAGATTTGAAACATATAGAATCTTATTATCAGAATCCCAATTTGTCACCTGTGCTGTTACATCTGCATCTGCTGCGGAGCCACTAAGCGTATTAGAAACTTGGAATATAGTTTCTCCTTCGAGGAAATTAACAGTTGAACTTACTAAATCTCCGAGAGTAAGTTTGATTTCATATTGCTTATGCTCCGTATCTACAATATCAATATCATCAATTCCAGTATCAATTTCCATACTTTCACTATAGGTAAATGTCTCACAGGAGAGTTTATAGACATAGAGTTTGCCGAGTTGATAAAATGGATTTTCGTGTTCGACAAAATTAATTTCAAACAGAGTCTTACTCAACGGAAAGAAGATCAAATCGCCTTCTCTTGGTCGTTCAATTGAACTTAAAGTTGTGACTACATCTTGAAATCTTTTACGAGAAACAATCAACTCAATTCTGTCATTAATTTGTAAACCATATTTTGATAATATATCACCTTCACCCTCAAACCCATCGACGGATTGAATATACATTTCAAGACTAAAACCTTTTTCGAACTTGGATAATGTATCTTCACCAAAGATATCATCCTTTGTTACGATGTCTCTGGGAATGTATACCATATCCCTACCCATTGTTTGAATTATTTCAATGGTTATATTTTCAACAGTGTCTTGCTCACCAGCATAATCTTTAAAATATTTGTTTCTTGCCATTTACTACCCAATAGAAAAATTAATTGGAAGTTCGTATTCCAACTGAACTTTTTCTTCTATTCTTTGTATCTCTTCGTTTGCTTCAGAAAGTATTTCTGCTCCCCTAAGAGTAGCGCCGCCAGGTAACTGAACTCCTTCAAACTTGGATAAATTTTGTCCCCACTGTCTCTTTATAAGTGCTGTAACATATTCCTTCAATAATTTATCATTATATATTTCTGTATAGGTGGAAGCATCTAATTTAGAATAGGCTTCAATGAGAAGGAATTCGCCCACAGTAATATCTTCTGACCAGTCCATGTCAATATACAATTTATTTGTAGCCTTGTTGAAACGAATTTGTTTTTCTGGTTCAAATAACTGTTCTATCAAACTAATAAAACGCTTTGTTGAATCATACGATGATACACCAAGAGCCGCACCCCAATGAATATTTCTATTAATTCCGAAATAATCATGAAGTGACATTTGATATCGAACATCGAACATGCTCGCTTGCTGTGAACCAAATCTAAAGGCTTTCGTTACTGCTAAGATATTTTTACCAGGCGGGGCGCCCGTGTATCCTCCTCCATCGGTTAAACTGTTTGTATCAATGTAACCATTGCTTCTATCATCAGCCGTGACTTTGTGCTTATAATAATGCTTCTCTACTCCATCAAAATGCCTTTCTGCAAAAAGTTGGAGTGCATCTTCTACCCGCTCAACAGCCTGTTGATAATCGACATTGACATCAATAACTGGTTCGCCAAGTCTTCGAAAAGAATATTCAATTAAAGAGTCTAATGAATAGGGTTCAGCCATGCGATAAATCTCCTTTGTTTCTCTATTATGTATAACATCGAGACAAAAGAAAAGCCCCTTTAGGGGCTACTTCATTACTCTTCCTTTTTCTTTTTAGGAGGATCAGGAGGCTCAGGTAATGAGACTTTAATATTTTTAATTCTTTCAGGTTCTAACTGTTCAATATAATATCTACGAGTTACTGGATCTTCTGCTTCGTCGGGTTCACTTTCTTCGTAGTTTGTGAATCCTGGCATCTGAAGAGGACAACCAAGTTTTGGATAGTCTAATTTACTATATTCATCTTCGTTTGCTACCAACCATGTGCCTTTTCTGTCCCCACATCCACACCCTTCACAAAAATTTTTGGTTGGATCGGCTTTACTGGTTTGAAGATACTCACATGGTATCAATTCTCCCCCGTCCCCAAAGCAACTAATAACTCTGAGTTGTTTGGTAATCTTATCAGTTTTTTTATTTGTTAGGCCGCGGGACAGAATTGATTTAGCGAAACTCTTTGCCATTCCAATCTTTTCGCTGATTGATTTCTTTTCACCCATTCTTTATAATCCTTTGTACACTCAAATCCATTATATACACAAATATACAGGATTATTTATCTATGTCAACATCTAAAACAATAAATCTTTCACTTCCATTCCAAAGATTTGTAATTTCATTATACTTCTCTACAGAAAGGGTAACTCTATTACCGTTCAAGTCTCTGATATTTCTTGCTGATACTTCAAGAACATGTCCGACAGGATATCCTTCTGGATTAATGAATGCAGATTGACTAAAGAAAGCATCAAAGCCAGGTGCATCTTCTCTGTTTATTCCGCTCTCACCCAAAGCAGTTCCATTAACATTTACATAGCGGAGATGTTTCTTCTGTGCAGTAGCATATACATCAGTTGGACTTGGAAGTTGAACTTTCGTTAATAGAATGTTGTCGCTCAGATCAGCATATGTTAGATTCCAAAAAGCATATCCATAATTATTATATTCTCCAACAACTCCAGGGTCGCCCCATTCTATCTGGGTGTCGGCGCCCAAGTTTAAGAATCGAAGTCTGCTGCCTGTAAGAACAATAGTTTCTAGATTTATTAAATCATCTATCTTGTTTTGTCCAAAGGCAAAATGTTCATAGTCTATTTTCTGCTTAGATGCGTTTCCGAGATGAGTTTCACGAAGAAGAATTTGCTTTAGTTTCGAGGATCTTCGAATTGTCATACCCGCTTCTAGACCACAACCAGAAAGATCAAGGTACTCAAGAGATGGTGCATCAAGATACAGAGGAACACCACTATGTAAATTTGCATTATTAGATGCAAGTAAGGATGTCAGATTATTGAATGTTTGTGGTGAAGAGATGAGAGATTTAATATCATTATCCGAAACAATTAATCTCTCAATATAATTAAGTTTTCTCATTGGGAACTCTTCTTGGGAACCAACAAACCCAGGCGAATTTAACCAAGATGGTCCGTCAACCGAACCCAACTTATTATCTTGTGCCCACAGTTCTCGAATCTTATTTCCTTCTTGTATGTCCAACCTATACAATTCGTTATTGTTCACATGAACGGTTTCTAATTTTCTTATAGATGACAGATTTAAGTATTGCAATGGAGTGCAACCCGAATCAATGGAAGAATCTGCTGCAATGAGTGTCTTTAATTTACTTCCTCTTTGTACTGATCTAGAAATATCTCTTGTAAGATAGACTCCACTATAATATCCAGTGGTATCGTTTTTGCAAGAATTCCAATTTTCGTCGAACTCATTTCTACCGTTTCCATACCTAGCAGGATTTATTACTAACATTTCTAGATTCGGTACTTCTGAGAATTCAATCTTCGAATGATAATATGGTTCAAACATATTCGCCAACTCAGCATTTTCTGGAGTCTGATGTTTTCTTGTCAACCAAAGTGTCCGAATACTATTTCTATAACTCTTGAATAACTCTTCCCCTCCCCCAACTATTCCCCACGAAAGAAGATTATAAGAACCATTCACATCAGAATACCCCTGAATGTATTGATGACTTGTTGGATCTGTTGGGAAAGGAATGGCTTCAACAACAGGATTTGATAAATCACGACTATTAGATATCTTATAATAGAGTACAGAATTTGCATCTCCCTGTGGGAACATAGCATTTTCTGGAATATCAATCGGGGGAGTCTCTACATTTGCAAACCCAAAGAACGGAATGGTTGCAGTTACATCTTTTCTTCCGTGTATGAAAGTTCTATACTTAATGTTCCCTTTATTTCTATAAGCAGAAGAAACATTTTCGCAAGCAGTACATGTCCCACAATGCGTCGGCCAAAGTTTAGAATCACCGTAAGTATGAGTTGTTTCATCCATACATTCGCCAACAGAACCGCATATATCTGCACATCTTGGCGCTCCCATAAAATATCCACCAAGTTTTATACATTGATCTTGTGGCCATCTGCTACAAACACCCAATTTTGGATTACAACATGCACCAAACATTTGACATCCACGCCTACAATCTCGTTCATAGACATCTAGACCGTAACCAGCCCAAACTCCATGGCCATTTTCATACCACGGGCGAGAAACAAACTGGTCCAACATACACTCTGGGCATCCTGTCCCACACTCTGGTTCTCTGCCATCACAATATCCCTCTTGCTTTAATGGTGTTCCCCTATCATCGGGGTAATATCGATCTGGGGTTGCCCATTCTGGCGGAATCCATTTCCATCCATGCCAAGTATCACCACTCCACGAACCACTACTAGTACGGTGAGCGTGACTTCCTTGACCCCAGTTTGTGCCGCAGAAAGTAAATGGTACATCATGGCAAATATAGGGATCATCTTCTGTTGGGAAGTGTGGACTAAAGGAATTGGGATAACAATTAAAGTAAGTATTGCTGTACCAACTGCGACACACTTGACCTGAATTACAAGGAGAAACAAAAAGCCGTTCTATTTGATCAAAGGAATCCCATTCTTCATTATCAACTTCACAATTTGATTTTGGTCCCCACCAAGTATAAGTTCCAACAGGTTCGGTCCAAGTATCAGAATCTATGGGATATGGGTGTACCCACGGGAACGAATCACATTCTGGATAATCACCTATTGTTGAATAATCTTCATCCCATTTATCACATATACCTAAAGCAACTTCGCCTAATGCGAAATCATGCCCCGCCTCAGAATTTGTATTTCCCCACTTATTTAACAGATCGCATTCATTCTTTGTTGTGAATAAACATTTAGTTTCTCCTCCTTGACAATCACCAGTTCTATCGCCATGGGTGGACCAATCTTGATCCTCCTCTGGATGATAGGGCCAATTGAATGCAAATCTATGACACGAACAACACGCACCCTTGCCAAAATCTGGATCATCACAAGTCTGGCAGTTTGCCGATCCACCATAATCTCCACAAGTGTCGCCGTATATTCCCAGATATCCTGGCGTATCATCCCAATTTATACAAGTATCTTCAGTGTAGGCAGACTTCATCTGACAGGTAGTTCCTGACCACGGAGGATCTGTAACTCCTGGTCCTTCACCTATATCACAACAATCACCAACTTCTCCTGGCCCAAGGCTCGGACATGGGCCTGCTTGGCCAAAATCTCCATCACTATTATCTACATCATCCCATCCAAATTCTCCCCCGCATGTACAACAAGGCCTTAGATGTGGAGTACAAGATACCGCCCCAGGTCCTTGAGGACAACTTGTTCCTGGTCCCAACCAAACTCCACCATTTCCATCCTGCCCTTCTTCGACTTCACAGTCCTCTTTAGTCCACCCACTATCATCATCGTCGGGCCCTGCTATACTACACGGTCCTTCACCCTCACCGAATTGACACAGTTCAGCACAACCAGAAACACAATGGCAGCAAGCACCCTTCGATTGACAATCACATTCCACACACCATTCCTCTGGAAGATAAATAGTATCATCAGTCTGACAAAAATCGGCAGTTGAGAATAATGTATTACATTCTAAATTGTCATAATCAATATGATCTTGGAATGTTTCTAGCGGATGACAGGTTTCAAGTGTTCCACCACCCTCACAACAAGCACGACAAACATACCCAAGGTTTGTTATATAGTCATCCTCCCACCCCGAAGGTGCTTCACCACCCGCTGATTTCCATGCACAGTAATGGCAATATATGTCTCCCTCTGTATATTGTCCACTTATGTAATTATTACAATATGTTCCTTCTAGTTGTGGTGTTCCTCCAGCACTTATACATTCTCCAGGCGGCATATCCCTACAGACACTAACTCCTGTTTCGCTATGGGACATGCAACATGGCTTACAATCGGGACACACATTTACATCACAACAAACACACGAAGGACAATTTGCCTGTTCACAGGAAAGATTTGGTTTAAATTTTTCTAAACAGTCTTCCATCGTCCCGTTTTTTTCACAACATTCATTTATTGGCAGATGTTGACATGTGCCATCTTCAGGATTACAACAGGCACCAAATTCACCACCACAATTTTTCCCACCGCAGCCAGCACAACTGATACATTCTTCACTACAATCTTCTGAGCAATTATCAACACAATTTTCACCAGCAGAAAATTCTCCATTCAAATTACAACAGGCAAGTTCTTCTGCCTGAATACACTTAAACTTAGAAGGTTCAAACTCATAACAGCAAGATCCTTCTGTTGCACCGAAACCTTCACAAATGTCGCACGATGAACCAAAATGATAAGTTCCATTAAAAGCATCACATTGTTCTGGATCGAGGTCGGATTGACAACCACCATCACCAGACAAACAACACACCCCGTCGCTAGGATCTACACAACTCTTACAACATTGCGTACCGCAACCATAGAAACATCCAGAGCATTCTGATCGAAGTCTATAATCACAATCCCCGCCAGGAATGCAGGAACAATATCCTCCTACACATTGTCCGTTAGGACATTCACTATTTTTGCCACACGAAACACCACCATTGGTACAACATGCTCCAAAGCAATCCTCTGGCTCATCACAATATTCTTCTTCCGTCCCTCTTAAAGTTCCAGAGCAACCCGCTTCAATACACGGATTTTCAGTTGCCCAACTATCAGAAATATTCACAAATGGTATTCCCTCACACCTCTGGAAGATACCACCCAACTGTCTACATTCTTCTTGTGTTCTTGAAGGAACACACATTCCATTCCAACAACAAGATCCTCTACTTCTTGAACAACCATAACCACAATCTTCACAACTAAACAACAAAGATGGATTTGAATTAGTATGAACAGCAACTGGATTATCAATTCCAAGATCAATTAGATATTCAGCAGCAAATTCTTTATTCAAATGCTGTGAAGGAACAGACCAAGAATCTAAACATCTATCCGCACCAACAACATCAATTGGTGCATTGTCCTTATTATAACACGCAATAACTGTATCATCAGTTACCGAACAGCAAGGAAGATCATTACAATTGTCTATACAATTCCAACCCTCGTAGAAAATTCCACTTAATTTAGCACACCCACCCCTGCTTGTCAAAGTGCATTGAACACCATGACAACATGCTCCTACTTTCTGTGTAGAACAATTAAAGCCTGGTGATTCACATGGCTGGTCAAATCTCATCCCAACATATTCAGGAGTGGGCGGACATAGATCATTCTCTCCTATGTTTTGACAACCAATATAAATTCCATTGTGCTGCCACAGACAACACGAATCGGTAGTCATAATCCTGTCACTACACGGATATCCAGTTTCGTCATCACACTGTTCACCCTCATAAAACAGAGTTTGAATATTATTATTATTGATAGCAATTTGTTCACAGTTATAAATTGCGGTGTTGTCACACCTCACATAATTTCCACTGCCAAGGTCGAATTGACAACACGAACCCTCTGGTCCCAAAGTGCAATCTTGGTAAAGAGAACAACAATCTACATCATCACAACTCTCTTCTTTTTCACTCCACAATCCACCAATAGAGATGCATCGGTTTTCTGTTGTGACATAACAACTATAATCAACAATGAATGGTTTAATGCTAGAATCTTCAACACCGAAGTATTCTGGAATGCAACAAACACCCTTATTTTCTGGTTGTGGTGGAATACAGTTTACACCATCAATCTCGGTTATATTTCCACAAGTTGCACCGATTATCCATGCTACTCCGCCACTTCCACCAGGCGGAAGATTCAGACAATCACCACAAGTTTTTCCACTATCACAATATGTTACACCGTGAAACGGTTGATATCCAAAACAACAAGAACCCGTTGGCCAAGCACAAGGCCAAGAAGTAGAGAATGTAGTTCCGTCACTGCAATTGCTGCCAGAACCACCCCAAAGACCGCCAAGATAAGCACAATCGCCGGCGGTATACCCATCTACGAATGTTCCCTTTACTGTATCTGGACTATGGCAATTTCCTTCTACACAACAACTACCATGTGCTGTTGCACCAGTAACACCACAACCACCAGCAGAATTAATTGTTGAACATCTAGAATCTGGTCCTCTGGGAACACCACCAAGATCCAAGCATTCACATGGTTTTAAATCTTTACAAAGTCCAGCCCAACTGTAATCACCAGAAACGCCTTTTATGTATTTACCCATACAACATGCTTGTTGAGCAGCGGTTGATCCAGCACAACAGTCGTAAGACAGGCAATCGAATTCTTTACCCTTCCATGTTCCATTTCTACATTCACATTCACCTTCGGTGGTAATATAACAAAATCCATGTTCGTCACAACAAACACCATAAAGAGATCGAGATTCTCCTGTGCCTTTCGCACAAGGATTTTCTTCCTTACAATTCTTACCTGCGAAAAACTCTCCGCCATTATCATAACAAATCCTCAAAGAAGTTTGTACACAACCATCATCCACACAACAAGCACCCATGAGTGTGTCTGGGTCAACACCAAATCCTCTAGACCTTGTTCTGAATTGAATGCTCATAAAATTTCCTTAATATACCTCATAATATGTAGACGGAATTTTATCCTTTAGTGTCTATCACTACTTTGATTTTACCAGTGCCACATCCTTGATAAGAGATATTACAATCCACACATTCTGAAAGGTCTCCACATTGGCTGCCCTCTTCTTTCATACAACACAATTGGTTCAATATACCTCTACAGGTGGCAAACCTTTCACACGCTGTTGCGCTATTTAACCAATCACAATCAATGCATCGGAGATCGGGGGTGGAAGGGATACTAGGTTCATAAGGCCAACCATACCAATAATGATCAGTGGCAGTAGTCTTGTGTCCACAGGGTCCACCGTTATGCATTCTTGCTATCTCTTCACAAGTCAAAGCACCATTATAAGCAATACATTCATCCTTCCTGCAACACCCTGGCACATATGTTGATCCCTGACAATCACAGTTATCGCCTCCTTGGCAACTACCACATTGACACTCGGATAGTCCTCTTGTGTATCTTCTCATATAACACTGAATTGCAAGTCTACTACAATACTCTTTATCTTCACAACATTGTGCCTCACATCCAT